ATGCGCAAGAGCTTCAGCTGATTTAGGCATAAGGTCAAAAAGTAGATAAAGCAACAACAACAGAAAACAAATATAGAACTGCAAGTACGATAAGCACGAAAATTCTTCTCGAACTTTGGGAATAGAACAACAAACAGTCGGGATAAAAAATAAGCCCAACCAAAAAACCTTTTTAAATTGGCCCGCGCCTTGCGGTTTAAGCACCAACTTATTCTTCCCAGTGTACAACACCCGAGCCTTTTCAGGCCCGAGTATCTCCACATTAACTTGAAATTTTCTTCGTAAATATAACAAGTAGGAAGTCAAGGCTTCTGAATAATCTTTGTTGTAGTACAGTTCATTGAGTATGCCGGACGCTACTTGAGCGCTTTCAACGGCAGTATGGGGATACAGGAACAGTTTTCCCATAATCTTGTTTGCACGCGTGCTTCGCAATACTTTCCCATCATACTCATTTGACATGAACTGCACAAAATCATTCCCTTTAAAGGCATCAAGCTTGAGGTTAAAACCACATTTATAAGCTATGGGGGCAGCCAGTTGATACGAAAACTGGCTCATATATCGTTGAGAGATACTGAGCATCATGTTGTCCCCAATTATGGCTAGCTTGTTATGCCACAAATAATGTTTAAGATCACCCCCGGTTAGTCGTTTCCAACAAACCAGAACGACAATAGTAGACATCAAACTATTGTCTAAAGTGGTACCAAAATAACCACTGGGAAGGTTTCCACTTTTCTGAAGTATGTGCCCACATGTGCACCACACTTTTCCAAAGAAAACCTGAAGGTACAGGAAACGGAGTAGATCGATATGATGTGCCACATCGGTAAGTAGCCAATCTGTGTGTATCGAGATCAAGATCTCACACCAGAAACGACCCACACTATACTCCATTCCAGCAATGTCCCAACACTCCCAATAACTGCTACCAAAACTTTTCAACAGATCTAGCAATTCCCCTTTAAACTTACTCATTCCAATTTTCACAAACATAGTTTTCACATGGTCGATTTGATTATCGAATTGCTCTGTAAGGAGCATTGCCATTGCTATGTAATGATGAAATGGAGCAAAGGTGAACAATCTGCTTTTTGATGCAGCTTTGTCGTTTTCAAGGACTTCATCTTTTTCAGACAAAGTAAGAACACATTCAACATCTTGATATTTTTTAGGATCGAAATACGCACGAACGTTTTCTTCCAACTGAATTTTTTGCTTCAGATCATCAAGAACTTGTCCTTTGGTCCCCGTAAAACTAAAACCTCCGGATGATTGTTTTTTAACACCAACTAAAGCCATTTCCATATTAACAGGTCGCCCTTGACACAATGGTCGCAAGAAGTCTTTAACTTCCTCCGCGGTATCATATATATCGTTTTGGTAGGCGGTATCTGGTTCATTAGGTTGACTCAATTGAAGTTGCATATCGTGAGTTGATTCACGACCAACCGTTAGTCTCACAAAATTATTTACAGTATCTTTATACAAGGCGGGATGATTTTCTTTAAACCACCCTCCCGCCACTAAGTCCGGTCCATTAGCCCCACCCCTTATTACTCTCTGTTTATATCCTATGGAGGGGGCAAAATGGACCGGACTTACTCGTTTCCCGGGAAGGCAGCACCTGACGCTACTGCAATAGTAGCATCAGAAATGTAGGAACACTGTCCCGCACTGCCGCCGCCCGCACGATGCACTCCGAGAATTTTCCCATCGCAGATGACCATACTACCTGAATCACCCGCTTTAGTAGATTTCTCAGAATTCTCAAAAATGTAGGAAACCTGCATGACTTCTCCTTCTTTAAAGTAGTCACACACTCGACCAGTAGTAAACCCTGCAACGGGCATCGAACTCTGGACATCGTTGTAGTGCATAACTTGCACTTCGGCACCTTTCATAACTTTGGCGACTTCACAACGTTTCAGTTTCTCACTATCTTTGAGCCCCGGTGGTTGTTGT